CCGTCGCAATACCCGTTTCTGGAAGACTTTCATCTGCCCAATCACCTACGGTAGCTGTAAGAAAAGACGCAAGGCCGCCTTCAGGGACTTCGAAAGAAGTTGGACGTGTGTATGCGATTGTATCAGACATCAAGCCTCACCTAAACCAATTAAGTGCCACTGACCTGAATAGTGGAAGCTGTTTCCGCAGGAGTGCAACGTATATGGGATTCTACCAACACTCTCAAAATACCGCCACTTTATCAAGTTATGACCACAGTCACTGAGCCCAGGGCCGTGGTGCCCGAAACACCCGCCACGTTGGGCTTATCCGCTAAAGCTACCTTCAAAAAACCATCTTTTTCGTACACGTCCCCCGGCGCAAGGCCCTGATCACTGCCCGATTGCAGGGCGGTCAGCGTCAGATTGGTCAAACGCTCGTCCCCAGGGTTCTGTAACTGGCGGACCAACTGCTCGTAAGCCTGCTGTACAGCCGCTAAACTGCGTTGCGTGTACTGTTCTGGCGGGTTCGGGAAATAGACCCGTGTAACCTGTCTCGTGGACACTAGCGTCTCCCGTCAGCTCGTGCGTCAACCCTCGGTGTGCCTAGCTTCCATTGTACATCAGTCGTGTCAGATTCTACTTTGACCGCAAAAGACCTGCCCCGTAATCGAACGAACGCTTGATCGGTGAACTGCTCAACCGGCGTCGTGGCAGACTGTGTCACTGCGGACTGGTTTGACTGCAAATAGTTCCCGCCAGGAAAATTACGGGTCTGTAGCGTAAAATTCACCACCGGAGCGTCAGATACGGAGTTGTCAAAGGTCAAATCCGGTATCAGACGGCTCAAGAATACGAAATTATTGCCTTCGCCAATGCTCAACTGGCTGCTTTCCACATAACTGGTGATGGCGCTGGGCGGGTTGGTGCTGCCGTCGTTGATGCCATCTTCGTGAAAATACAGGTAGCCGTCAGGCGACGCACCCAGCGGGTTACGCAGCAAGCCGCTGTCCTGCCAAGCGGTGCGAGCCAAAGTGCCTATGGCCCAGTTGTTCTCAAGGTAGTTGAAGATAACGTAGCTGTCGTTTTCGTTAGAGTTAGTGGATGGATAAAACCACCACACCTCTGAAAAAGTGCTGTTCAGCGAGCAGGTCACCAGATTCATCTGGCTGGTGTTCATGTTGTTAAAGACGTAGGACCGGACCGTGCAGGGCATCTTCTGGGTCTGGCCAGAATAGACGTAAAAGTCTCCGTTACCCATCCAGTAAACCGTGTCATCCACGGCTATAGCCGCATTGGGGCCTGCAATGGTGGTGTTTTCGGCTATCTGAGCCACACCAAATGTAAACGGCGGACCCAGAAACTGCATACTATGCAATGATATGTCGGTAAATATCAGGATTTGGTTACGGGTCTCCACCGCAGCCACAATCTCTGACCCTGAACCCAAGCGTATGTCGCCTGCGGTGTTGGTCACCTCGGTCTTCCAGGTCGTTATCGACTCCTGGTCGCTAAAGCGAATCAATAGTGGGTCCTGAACACCAATATTATTTTCTGGATCGCACCCAAAAGCTATGACGTGGCGGTCGTTGTCGCTGACGAGGACCTGTTTGGCTATGGTCGGTGTCGTGGCATCTGCTCCAAGCAAAGAAGATAAAGCTGTGGCACGATCTGTACCCAACTGGTCGGCACTGGTATCCCAATAAAAAATGCCGCCATCTCTGACGTTGAATAGAAGGTCTTCGCCCAGGTTATCTACGCCCCACAGACGTAAGGTGTTAGTCACCGTGCTGGTTGATGCGGAACCCCATGTGCCGCGGCCCCAGGTGCTTGCGCCCCAACCAGTTCCGGTCACTACTACGCCTAGACCAGCGTTAATTTGATAAGTGCCAACAACACTGGAACCGCCATTACCTGTGTCTGACCCATCTGCGTTGACTTCAACAGGGTTTAAAACACCGTTTTCCGTAATATCTTGAACAGAGGTGCCCGCTGTCCTGGCGGTAAAAGTGTAGGTATTCTCGTCAGTTACGTCTATTTGGTACTCTTGATTAAGCACGTTTGCCGTAATCTGACCACCCAAGCTGACAGCACCGCTAAAAGTGACAAAGTCCCCAGTAACTGCGCCGTGGGCCGTGTCCGTTGCCGTGATAGTCGATGAGCCGTTGGTCGCGGAAAATGTGACGTCCCCAGCCGCTGTCGTAGCGCGGATCGGGGTCACATCGTAAGGAAATCCGCCTTCGTCGATGTAAAACTTGTACCGCGTACCAATGCCTATCTGAGAGGTGCCATCTAAGGTGACATAAGAATGAAGGGCCCGACAAGGCTGTAGGAAACTGTAGTCCGAGCGGCGCGTCCAACCACCCAATTTTTCTGGAAAGCCAAAACGAAACCGAACTTTATCCGAGTCAAACCACCCACCTTCGTTGCTGTACGAGGTGGTTTCTTTGTTTACTCCTGGGCGAAACTGTAATTTTGTAAGAGCCATTATTCTACCGCTACGCTAGTAATCGCCATGCCTATAACAAAAAGAACCGTAAAAGTGCCTACTATTGCAACTACATCAATCATTGCCGCTCTGGACTGCGCTTTTTCTCTAGCTTGAGCTATACGCATATTCCGTATTTTAGTGCGCTCTCTGAGCATGTCATGCCAGAGATTTGCATTACCCGTCCAATAGAATAAATCCTTTAGTTCCTTCTCTAATTGTTCTGCCTTCTGTTTCTGAAGCGTTATCTCCAGAGCCTGACTCTCAACAGACTTGCCACCAAAAAGCTTTTCTATTTTGCTGGGGTTGGTGGCTTTCTGCTCTAGTACACTAACCTCTTCTCGGGCATCCCAGAACTTACTTAAAGCTCTGGTCATATCACTCAGCTCCCGGCCTTCATTCACCGCCGTTTTCATAAAGCGGTAGGCCGAGGCACACATCTGTACTGCTGCTATGATCTCCGCTGCCACTAGTAAACCCTTATTCCACCTTGCTGTGGGTCTACCAGTATTGGCTTGCAGTAAGCTGAGAGTGGACTAGAGGTACTTGGTGTTGTGTTGCGTCTTAATCTGGCAGCAAAATAATTGCAGCGATTCAGGTCATAAAAGCACATAGCCTGATCACAAGTCTCAGACGCCTGTTCTCCTCCTATGATCAGAACCAATACAAAAACGTGAATCATCTCTCATACTTCTTACTCGGATTCTTCTTCAGACGATTCGAGTGATTCTTTCAACATTTTTAAAAAAGAATCTTTGCCGACTTGCAGTTGTTGGATTTGGAAGTTCATGTTTCCAATCTTCCTGTCCAAATCAAGACAGTGGTTGGTCAGAACAATCTGCTCTTCTGTAAAGTCAGAAGTGTCGTACTCTTTGTCGTCTACCGTAATCATTTGAGCTTTGTTGTCTTTACTCATCAGATTTCTCCTTTATTTACTAAGTTACCAAGGCGTTCCGTCAGCAGTTGTCGGATTCTTTTGTTCATTAATGTTATTCGCTAAAGAAGTTTCAATAGCAGTCTTATCTACCCCATCGTTCCAGCACCACCCCAAAACTTGCGTTTCAGTAATATCGTCATAAGGAGTGAAGTCAGGGCTAGACGGGTCGTAAGTAAAACCACAAGTACCATAAGAACTTGCTGTGTAAGTTACAGCTTCGTCCCCAGTACCTACGGTCTCTTCATCTGTTGCTCTCCAATGGGCAACAATTACCCCACCGTCACTTAACTCTCTTTCAAGAGTCGATATTGTCCAAGTAGTCATTATTCAGTATCCTTTTATGCCTGATAAGCAGCTATTACTTCAGCCGTATGGGTTGCCGCACAGATTGCATGAACTCTGGAATCTTCATTGCTGTAGTCATCGCCAGGACACACAACGTGTCTGTGATAGCTAGAAGAAATTACTTCGCCATCTTCGACTATACGAGTAGCCGTCCGTACCTGCACTACACCGTTTTCAATAACTTCAATCTTGTCTACTACGACTTGTTTAGTTAATGCCATTTTGTTTTCTCCGTCTCAAGAATCCACTTGAGATAATTAATCAAGGTAAATTAAAGTAACAAGTATGTCTGAAGTTCCGCTTGATATTTGGTCAACAGTAATCATATCTCTAGCGGCGTTATTAAGTTGCTCTCCCAATCTAAAAGCCGAAGTGGAATTAGTCATATAAGCCGTAACAGCACCGCTATTAGTAACAAAGTTAAAGCTAACTATTCCTTGCGACGTTGAAGAATTAGTAAAAGGCATGTTTCTGATATAAAGGTCGTTAGTACCAGTCATCCCTGTTGTATTTATATTAACTAAAGATATTTCAGCTATTACTAATCTGCCAATTTTTGTATAAATACCAGTAAAAGTTCCAGTAGCAGTGTTACCGCCCAAAGAGGCATCAGCAACTTCAGGAGTAAAAGTGCCTTCTTCATAGTCATCTAAAGTATTATCGGCATTGAAAGTATCAACAGCAGTACCGAGTGTTACGCCAGAAGAACATATAAGTGCGCCACCCGCCCATAGTCTTACCCGTTCTGTATCATTCACATAAAACTTTATGTGAGAGGACGTTGTGTTTCTAACCTCTACGTCTCCGCTACTGTTGCCGCCGTGGCCGAATAAAAAATTTGCATCGGTAGCGCCGCCACTTCTTGACTGTGTAAAATTCCAAAGAGTGCCTTTGTCATCGTTTGTATTGGTTATGGCGGCGCTTGTGTTAGTAGCGGCATTGGTTTGGTTTAGAGTAACAGTGCCATCCAAAGTTGGAGCTGTAGATAATACTACAGAGCCGGAACCTGTAGATGAAGTTACTCCAGTGCCACCGTTAGCAACGGGGAGAGTACCTGTAATTTGAGAGGTCAAGTCTACGTTAGCTAGTGTACCGCCAAGGGTTAAGTTGCCCGAGCTAGTAACTGTGCCAGTAAGAGTTATACCGTTGACTGTGCCTGTTCCGCCTACACTTGTTACCGTACCGCCCACTTCGGTGGGGTTAGCATTAAATACAGCAGCCCCAGCGCCCGCACCGTCCGTGACGACCATAACTTTTGAGCCGTTGGCTACATTTACCGTAGCGCCAGAGCCTTGCTTGATCGTAATAATCTGACTACCAGTAGTAGCATTCTCGATCATCCAGACTTTAGATACAGTGCTTGGCCCTAATGTGACTTCTCTGGTAGCTGTAAGAGACACAGCCGAAGTAATCTTTAAATAGAAAGAACGGCTGTCATCCGCAGTGCCATCAGGCATCGTGAAGGTTTCGTTAGCATCAGCAGATAGCTGTTTCGTGCCGTAGCTAAAACCGTCGGTGATCAGCTCAAGGTTGGTGTTGGTACTGGTCCCCCAGGTGCCGTCTTCATCGCCGGTGGTGATTTCCTTGAGCCGTAAATTGTTTACATAAGTAGCCATTTGTCAGCCTCTATAATGCCGCATCGCCCGCTGCCGGAGGCACCGAGGTAGCATAAATCTTTGTGCTTTGTTTAAGATTCAAAGCCTGTCCACAATCAGAGCAGGTATCTGCCTCAAGTTCAGACTCATCGAGATCGTAACCGCAATTGCCGCAGACAATCTCAATTTCATGCTTAGGGTCAATCGTTTCACCTAAATCTACCGCTTCATTTACCGTTTTCATGCTGCAATCTCCGTCCAATCCGGTGTTTGTGCCGGGGTTTCCTCAGTCCAACCCGGAGTTTGGCTGTCATCTACCTCAGTCCAACCCGGTGTCTGGCTTGCATTTACTTCAGTCCAACCCGGCGTCTGACTATTATCTATGTTCGTCCAATCTGGGTTCTGATCTGGGACAATTCGTCCCCATACTAACACATTTCCTATCTGCCCAACTGCCTGTACGCCTGTCGGGAAGACCCTAGCCGTGCCTGTCTCAGTGGTCTCGCCTAGAGCCGTGGTGCCTTGGACACCTGTAACATTGACGTTGGCATCCGCTTCTGCGGTGGCTGTACCCAGTGCCGTAGTGCCTTGAACCCCAGTAACATCTATGATGTTGTTGGTTATTAGGGTTACTGTGCCTAGCTGGCTTGTACCTTCGACCCCCGTGACACTGACATTAGCCTCGCCCGTTGCAGTGGCAGTGCCTAAAGCTGTAGTACCCTGAACTCCGGTGACAAGGAAAGCAACGCTTTCTTCTACAGTAACCGAACCGACACTTGCTGTAGCTTCTACGCCGGTAACAGCAACACTGGAATCAGCTTCTACCGAAACAGTGCCAATACCGCCAGTGGCTTCTACACCTGTCACAGATACATTAGCATCTGCTTCTATCTGGGCGGTGCCTAGAGCCGTAGTGCCCGCCACTCCGGTGACAGCAACAATCGCTGCGCCGGTTACTTCAACCGACCCTACTGCGCCTGTAGCCTCTACCCCAGACGGTTCTGCCGTGGCCCCTGCTTCTGCTGTGGCAGTGCCTAAAGCTGTGGTGCCTTGGACGCCCGTGACCTGCACGATGGCATCTGCTTCGACTGCGGCGGTGCCTAGCGCAGTAGTGCCTTGAACCCCAGTAACGGCAACAATCGCTACGCCTGTTACGGCGACAGTGCCAATCTCTCCGGTAGCCGCATTACCAAGGACTTCAACCGCTCCGTCAGCTTCAGCGACTACATTGCCGAGGGTAGCTGTGGCCTCTAGCCCTGTTACGCTTACGCTGACAGAGACATTAGCGTCATCTGCTATAGGGGCCGAAGCTAATGGAGCAAAACCTAGCATTACGCTTCTCTCTTACACACTGCTTCTATTCAGGCTCACTGGGCCACGTTATTGTGTTCGGAAACCCTGCTTGAGACGGTACGTCCCGAAGTGCTTGACGATAGGTAGCCCATTCAGTTGACAGTGTTAAGTCGCTAGATGCTCTCCAATCTGTAGCGGCTAGTTTTTCATCTCGTTCTTTTCTGGCTTCTTCCGCAGCGCGGTCATTGGCGCCAGCGGCCCACGCTGTTTCTTTTGCATCCCACGCAGCTTCCTCTTCGGCAGAAAATGGAACGACCTCATCGTTTATCTGTTTGTACCTAGTCATTGCCTTTTCCTAAGAATTTTTAACGCCGTAGAGCCGTATGGTGCCACCCGTCATGTCATCTCTGGATAGCAATAGTCTGAAACCAGTGACAGGACCAGTGCTTTGGTCGTACCAACCACCCAACATGAATATCCTGCGTCCGCCCATACTTTCTACGTACCACGTTGCATCGTTTGCGTTGCGTATGGTGAAGTTAACTCCGTTATCATTACTAGCCAAGTCAAATTCACCTATTGTAAACTCATTGGCCCCATTTACGTTGTTTGCGCTTTCGTCTTTAAAGTCGTAATTAGCCCCTGTAAGAAGAGTGCCGTTGTCGTATATCTGTAACTCAACGTTAGCGTCACGAGCTACGTTTTTCGCCACTCCGGTAACATCAATCATGTATGTATCATACGATGAAGAAA